AATATTGTTTTTGCAAGTCCTTCAAAGTCTAGGATTAGAAACTTGCAATCTATTGGCCGTGGGTTGCGTTTAAAAGATAACAACAGCCATGCAACTTTATATGATATATCAGATGATTTAACTTATAATGAAAAAGAAAACTATACTCTAGCGCATTTTAGAGAAAGGATAAATATTTACAATGAAGAAGATTTTGATTATGAAATCCATAATGTGGAGTTAAACAATGCATCAACCGACGGATAATATAAAAATAATTAAGTTAATCAATGGTGATGATGTTGTATGTCATTTACCTGTAGGTGATAAACAACTTCCAGAAAATGGACCTTTACTTAGATTAGTAAAACCATTACATATTAAATATATTCCTCAAATTACACCTGAGGGTTTTAAAGATTTTATTGCTTTAACAAAATGGGCAGCTTATACGCCTGACCAAGTTATTACTATTCCAAAAGATAAGATTATGACGGTGACCAACGCAACACCAGAAATGACAAGAAGTTGGTTTAATATTTCTGAAAATTATAATTTAGAAACAATGAGAAAGGCCGCCCCCAATGAAAGAATAAAATGGCCAGATTCCGATAGTAAAAAAATAAATGAGATATTTGAAGATGAATATGATGATGAAGATGAACCAACATTACACTAGGTATTGGTACTCTTCTTTAAAGGCGGACACCGCTATTATATACACTTTGGCGACCTTGTCAAGCCTGGAACGAATACAATCCAGCATTGACAAAATTTAATTAATACTGTATAGTGAGGATATTATGAGTGCAAAAAAAGAACATTATGTAAATAACAAGGAATTTCTGGCGGCTATGACCGAATACAGAAAACTTGTATTAGAGGCAAAAGAAAAAGGCGTACAGAAACCACCTGTTACTGATTATATTGGTGAGTGTTTTCTAAAGATTGCCAATCACTTGTCTTACAGACCTAATTTTATTAACTACACATTTAGAGATGATATGATTTCTGATGGTATTGAGAATTGTCTTCAATACTTAGATAACTTCAATCCTGAAACATCAAACAATCCATTCGCATACTTTACACAGATTATCTACTATGCGTTTATTCGTAGAATTCAAAAAGAAAAGAAACAAATTACGATTAAACAAAGAATGATAGCTGAAGCAAATTATGATGATATGACATTACAACCAGGAGAAGATAGAGATTTCAAAAATCAGTTTACTGAATTCTTACAAAAGAATACTGTCGTTGATGAACCTGTGAAAAAAGAAAAGAAGAAAACTAAAAGGAAAAAATAAGTGAAGATTGCGTTATTAAACGACACACATTTTGGTGTGCGTAACGATAGTCCTGCATTTATGGAATACCAGAACAAGTTTTATAATGACTTGTTTTTTCCATATTTGATAGAGAATAATATCAAAACATTAATACATTTAGGTGATGTAGTTGATAGAAGAAAATTTATCAACCACAATACGGCTAATAATTTTCAGAAAGTATTTTGGAATAGATTAGATGAATTAAATATTGATACACATGTTATTATCGGTAACCACGACACTTATTATAAAAATACAAATGAAGTAAATGCTTTACAAAACTTACAATTAAATAAAAATTGTAAAGTATATTTAACGGCAACTGAAACAGAATTTGATGGTTGTAATATACTATTCTTACCTTGGATATGTGATGATAATTATGATGATAGTATTCATGCTATTGACCATTCAACATCAACTATTGCAATGGGTCATTTAGAAGTTAAAGGTTTTGAAATGCATAGTGGTGTTATTAATGACCATGGTTTAGAAAGCAAACAATTTACTAAATTTGAAAAAGTTTTATCTGGCCACTTTCATAAGAAATCAGATGATGGTCGTATCTATTATCTAGGTACACAATACGAAATGACATGGTCAGATTATAAGTGTCCAAAAGGATTTCATATCTTTGATACAGACACAAGAGAAATAGAAAGAGTTATTAATCCTGTGACAATGTTTGAAAAGATTATATACAATGATAAAGAAACAGATTATTTAACACTTGATATTGAAAAGTATAATAAGAAGCATGTTAAATTATTTGTATCTAATAAAACAAATGATGACATGTATAATATGTTTGTTGATAGACTATTTAACAAAATTAATCTACATGAATTAAATATTATTGAAGATAGTATTGATTTAAATACAACTGTACGAGATGATATATTAGAACAAGGTGAAGACACAATGACCTTTTTAGGTAATTATATTGACCAAATTGAAACAGATGTAGATAAACACAAATTAAAAGAGTTTGCAAAAGAATTATATGTTGAGGCTAGTGAATGATAGTATTTAAAAAGTTAAGATATAAAAACTTTTTATCTAGTGGTAATGTACCTATTGAGATTGAGTTAAACAAATCACAAACAACATTGATTGTAGGCACCAATGGTAGTGGTAAATCAACACTATTAGATGCTTTATGTTTTGTATTGTTCAATAAACCATTTAGAATTATTAAGAAAGAACAAATGGTCAACACCATCAATAACGGTGATTGTATAGTAGAAGTAGAGTTTGATGTTGGCACAAATCAATATAAGATTGTTAGAGGTATTAAACCAAATCTATTTGAGATTTATAAGAATGGTAATATCATTAATCAGGATGCCAGCAATATAGATTATCAAAAGTACCTAGAAACTAATATAATGAAACTAAACTATCGTTCATTTATTCAGGTGGTTTTATTAGGTTCTTCATCATATGAACCGTTTATGAAGATGAAACCAAGGTACAGACGAGAAGTTGTTGAAGAAATCTTAGACATAAGAGTTTTTGGCCTTATGGATTTGATTTTGCGTTCCCAGCAGTCAGACCTCCAAAAAAAGTTGGTGGAGGTGCGTCACCAATGCGACCTAATTAAGACTAAGTATGAAACTGAAGCAAAGTATCTAACTACTCTGGAAACCAAAGGAACAGACAACCAGAAGGTACAGCAGAATAAACTAGAAGAATATAACAAAAAATCACTAGAATTTGAAACAAAACTACAAGAATTAAATGAACAGATAGCAGTATCACAAAATCAACTATCTGGACAGGATAAAACTACAACCAAGTTAAGAGAATTACAAAAGATAGAAACAAAGATTGAAACTAATCTATCATCACACAAGAAGACATTAAGTTTCTTTAAAGATAACGATACATGTCCTACTTGTACACAACCGATTGACACACATTTTAAAGGTGAGAAATGCAAATCCGAAGAAAACACTATTTCGAAGTTAGAAACGGGGTTGTCCGAATTATTAGAAACAATCTCAAATCAGGAAGAAAAAGTAACGGCCTTTTCAAAAATTTCAAACAAGATAAACGACATAAATGTGGAGATAGCAAAGATTAATTCTTCACTTGAAAGTTTAAAATCTCATAGTGACCAGATACATTTAGAATTAAGACAATCACAAGGCACAGATAAAGATATTGAAAGCATTAAAAAGTCACTTGAAGATATGTCAGCTGAACTTGGTGTGGCAGATAGTCATTTAACAGATGTAATGGAAGAAAAATCATATGTAGATGTATTAAGAGAAATTTTAAATGATAAAGGTGCTAAGGCACAGATTATACGAAAGTATGTACCTATTATGAATACTTTAATTAATAAGTATTTACAACAAATGGATTTCTTTGTATCATTTCATTTAGATGAAGAGTTTAATGAAACAGTAAAAAGTAGATTTAGAGATACCTTTAACTATAACAATTTTAGTGAAGGTGAAAAGATGAGAATTGACCTTGCTTTGTTATTCACATGGCGAGATATTGCTAGAATGAAAAACAGTACCAACACAAACTTACTAATACTTGATGAAATCTTTGACAGTAGTTTAGATAATTCTGGCACAGATGATTTTTTTAAAATCATTAAAAACTTGTCAAAAGAAAATATCTTTATTATATCACATAAAGGTGATATTTTATTCGATAGATTTACAAACATAATCAAGTATGAGAAAGTACAAAACTTTACGAGGTTACAGAATGTCTAAAGAACTAAAACTAATACCGCCTACGGATCCAAGAGTGTTATCTATGATTGCACCCTTTACAGATGAAGCTTTAAAAGAACATGACTTTAAAGATAGAAAAGAATTAACAGATGCCATGTTTATGGCAATGAAAAGATATGGTGGTTTAGGTCTATCAGCCAATCAAGTAGGTTTACCATATAGAATGTTTGTTGCTGGTGGTCATCCACAAATTGAAAACGGACTAACTATTGCAATGTACAATCCAGAAATCAAATCAGCTAGTGATGAACTAATCATGTTTAAAGAAGGTTGTTTATCTTTTCCTTTTATATTCTTAGATGTTAAAAGACCTAAAGAATGTGTAATGACCTATACTGATAGTGAGGGTAAAGAACAAGAGGCACATCTAAAAGGTATGATGGCCAGAGTTTGTTTACATGAATATGACCATATGCAAGGTAGAGTATTTACAGAAATGGTATCTAAATTTAGATTAAAAAGAGCTAAGGAAAAAGGTGAAAAAATGATGAAACAGATGAAAAAACGACAAGAAGCCAACCAAGCTTGACAATTTCAACTAACTAGAGTATTATCTATATTATGACTTATTCGTGGAAAAAAGGTATGACTATTGATGACCAATGGCAGGCGTGGCTCGCAGCCAATCCTGTTGAGAAAATGGTTGATATAGATACCGATAAATTAAAAGAGGCCTTAATCAAAGACCTATCTTTCGTATCTGCTATGGATGTAAAAGAATATACTTTATATCAGAAATGGTGTGAGGTACATGACAAATATCCTACGGAAGAAACAAGTAGTTTCTTTATTGATAGACCTGTATTAAAAGATGCCACACAAGAAATTCTATTAACAGAAATCAAAAACAATTTTTGGTTGCCTGAGGATCCTGAAGAATATCTTTACTTAGAACCAGAACTTGTATATACAGGTGGTGATGGTGAAGAAATAAAATCTGTAACAGGTTCTAAAATGCCAGCAATATGGAATGGTCTTAGAACTTTCCTTTCTACAATGAAAAACAATAGTAACATTGGTAGAAATCTAAACTTCTTAATTAGAGATAAAAAGACAGGCAAATACCTTGGTGTTACTTGTATGTCTTCAGACTTTTTAGACTTAACTCCACGAGATAATCACATTGGTTGGGAAAGAGAAGCTAAAACTCAACGAATGATTAATCATACTTGTATCGGTAGTACAATTGTACCAATACAACCTCTAGGTTATAACTTGGTAGGTGGCAAACTACTGGCACTTTTATGCCTATCAGATACAGTTGAGAAGACCTGGGAAAACCAATATACCGATAAGTTAGTAGGTGTTACAACAACATCTTTATATGGTAAAACAAAACAGATACCATTAAGTCAGTATGATGGCCTAAAACATTGGAAGAAAATGGGTTGGTCTGCTGGTTCAGTTGCATACGAACCAACTAAACCTACTAGAAAAATGATACAACAATGGTTAATGAAGAACCACACATACAAATACTTTGAATGGTATGTTGCAAAGAAAGATAGTGGACAACCACACAAAAGAGACCATAGAAATAGGTCACATAATTTTACTTATTCTAAACTAGGTATTGATAAGAAGTTAATTAAATCAGACCATAGTAGAGGTATTTACTTTGGTGAACTATTTGAAAATACTAAAGAATTTTTAAGAGAAGAAGTTACACAAGACAAATTAGTCAGAAAATTTGATAATTCGGTTGGTGCCTTGACCGAACTATGGAAAAACAAGTATGCTAAGAAAAGACTAGCATCACTTACAAAGCAAGGCCGAGTTTCTACAGAAACCCATTTCTATGATGATATTATCTATATGAATTGGGAAGAATGTAAAAGTAAATACTTGAATGATGTAGGGAGATAAATACAAATGAATTTCAATGAGTACCAAGAAATGGCCAAAAGTACGGCTATCTACGACAAGAAACACCAGATATTATATCCAGCGTTAGGACTTGCCGGCGAAGCAGGAGAAGTGGCAAATAAAGTCAAAAAACTAATAAGAGATGGATATGAGGAAAATAAAGATTATCGTCAAACGGTGGCCGCTGAAATCGGCGATGTACTCTGGTATTGCGCTGTATTGGCTAGCGATATTGGGTATGAGTTATCCGACATTGCTTTTAGCAATACAGTAAAATTACAGGATAGAATGAACCGTGGTGTTATCGGTGGTAATGGTGATACTAGATGAAAGTAGTCATTGCAACTGGTGGTTTTGACCCATTACATAGTGGTCATATAGAATACCTAAAGTGTGCAGCTGCATTAGGTGATGTGCTTATTGTAGGTCTAAACTCAGACGATTGGTTAAAGAGAAAGAAAGGCAGATATTTTATGCCTTTCTATGAAAGAGAAAAGGTAGTATCAAATCTAGCCTTTGTACATAATGTAATTGCGTTTGATGATTGGGACGATACAGCCATTGAGTGTATTTTAAAAGTCAAAAGATTTTACCCTAAAGCAGATATTGTATTCGCCAATGGTGGTGATAGAGATGAAGGCAATATACCAGAACACAAGTATTTCAAATCAGATGACTGGATTGAATTCAACTACGGAGTAGGTGGTACGGAGAAACGAAACTCCTCTAGCTCAATTTTAGAGAAATGGGTATCTAACCAGACCGAAAGGCCATGGGGATATTATAGGGTCATCCATAACGAATTAAATGTGGTCAAAGTAAAAGAATTAGTGGTAATGCCTGGTGAAAGATTGTCCATGCAAAGACACAATAACAGAGCAGAACATTGGTTTATTACAAAAGGTGTTGCCACCGTCTATACCATAGATAATAATACAGATGTAGAACTATTAGGTGAGTACAAAATGTTTGATACACTACATATTCCAAAGGGTGATTGGCATATGTTAGCCAATGAGGAACATGTACCACTTAAAATTGTCGAAATTCAGTATGGAACGGACTGTTCCGAAGACGATATTGAGCGAAAAAATGCATAAAATAGCTGTGCGATTTGACGCAGCCATCATAAACCCTTGTCCTATAAAGGTTTTTTAATGTAAAAAAAATTAAAAAAAAGCGCTTAAAACGCTTGACTTATGTGGAAAACACCTGTAGGATGGACACATAAATGATGAAAAAGGACAAAAACACTATGACACTAAACACTAATGTTAAGAGCAATCTTGCAAAGTTGTTAGCTACTGAGAATATTATAGTACAACACAACAAAGTTAAGACTGCCTCTTTTGATGTAAACAACAGAATTCTAACTCTTCCAATCTTTAAAGAAAAAAGTGGTGATGTTTATGACATGCTTATTGCACATGAATGTTCACACGCTTTATATACTCCTTATGAAGAATGGGAAGGCATTACTGATAGTGAACTTAGGTCATATGTTAATGTTATCGAAGACACTAGAATTGATAAACTAATTCAAGCAAAATATCCTGGTGTAGTAATCAACTACAAAAATGGTTTTGATATATTAGAAAAAAAGAACTTCTTTGGTCTTTATGGTAAAGATGTTAACAAAGACTTAATGATTATCGACAAAATTAATATCAGGTCAAAATCTCTTAATAGAGTACCTTTTTCATTTACTGACCAAGACAATGAGTGGTTGTCTAAAGTTGATAGTGTTGTTACTTTCAAAGATGCTGTTGACCTTGCAAAAGAGATGTTAGCTTGGCAGAAAGAACAAGTTGAAGAAATGGCTAAACTGCCTAACTTTGATGAGTTGTCTATTGTAAAATCTTATGACCTTGGTAATGATGATGACTTT